ATAATCAAGCGAAAGTTAAATCTCGTATTGTTGAGGGTGATGATGGTGCAAAGAACATGTTTATGGAAGGCATTTTCGTTCAAGGTAACGTAAAAAATGCTAACCAACGTGTTTATCCGGTTAACGAAATTGCTAACGCAGTGGAGTCAGTACAAAAGAAAATCGAAGACGGTTTTCCAGTACTAGGCGAATGTGACCACCCACCAGAATTAACTGTCAACGTAGATAGAGTTTCGCATATTATTGAATCTATGTGGATGGATGGACCGAACGGGTACGGTAAACTTAAAATTGTTCCTACACCAATGGGTAACATTATCAGAACATTAATCGAGTCAGGCGCTACACTAGGCGTTTCATCTCGTGGTTCAGGTGAAGTTAATCCAAGTGGTGAAGTGAAAAATTTTGAGATTGTCACAGTAGACATTGTAGCACAACCAAGTGCTCCAGAGGCCTACCCTAAGGCAATCTACGAAGGTTTAATGAACATGCGTGGTGGTTACCAAACTTGGCAACTAGCACAGAATGTACAACAAGACAAGGTCGCTCAAAAGTACTTGTCAGAACAACTAATTAAGTTCATTAATGAACTTAAACTTTAACAGGAGAAGCAACAATGGCAAACGAAATCCTTGCTAATCTTCTAGAGACTGGTGTTCTATCCGAAGAGGCTAGTTCACAAATTAAAGAGGCTCTGGACAAAAAACTATCAGAAGCAAGAGAGGAGATTACAGCCGAGTTGCGTGAGGAATTCGCACAAAAATTTGAACATGATAAATCAGTTATCGTTGAGGCAATGGACAACATGCTAAACAACGCAATTCAAACTGAAATGTCAGAATTCAAATCAGACCGTGAATCTCTAATCGCAGAACGAGTTGCATATAAGAAAGCAATTTCTGAACATGCAAAACTCCTTGAAAAATTCATTACTTCTCGTTTGGCGACCGAAGTTAAGGAACTTAGAAGTGATAGAGCAAAAGTTAACGAAAATCTTGAACAAACTAAGAAATTCGTAGTTAAGCAATTATCACGTGAATTAGCTGAGTTCCACAACGATAAACGTGAATTAGTAGATACTAAGGTACGTTTAGTAGCAGAAGGTAAAGAACTACTTAACAAGACTAAGCAGAACTTTATTAAACGTTCAGCAGAATTAGTAGAGAATACAATTAAAAATTCTTTACGTTCAGAAATGAAAACGCTAAAAGAAGATATTCAAGCGGCTAAAGAAAACGAATTTGGTCGTAAGGTATTCGAGGCGTTCTCAGGTGAATTCATGACTTCACATTTAAATGAAGGCACAGAAGTAGCTAAAATGAACAAGAAGCTAGACGAATCAGCTACAAAGGTTAAAGAACTTGAAAAAGTGATTGCTCAAAAAGATTCAAACATTGAAGATGCTGAGAAGGCAAAACGTGTATTAGAAGATAAGATTGACCGTAAAGAGGTTATGTCAAGTCTGATGGCACCGTTAGGCAAAGAAAAAGCAAAAGTAATGAATGAATTGCTTGAGTCAGTAAAGACTTCAAATCTAAAAACTGCATTCAAAAAATACCTACCAGCAGTTTTAGATGAGAAAAACGTTTCGACTAAAGAAGAAACACAAACATTAACAGAAGGCAAAGTGACTGAACATACTGGTGACCGTGAGGTAGTAACGGAAGAATCACAGTCGTCAGGAAGTGATGCCGAAATAATTCAGCTTAAGAAATTAGCTGGGTTACAAAATTAACCAGGATAATATCAGGAGAATAAAAGATGGAAAATCTTTTTGAAGGAAATAACTGGGACAACACAAGAAATGCTCTTTTAGAAGGTTTAGAAGGCACAAAACGTGACACAATGTCCGCAGTTTTAGAAAACACCAAAGTCGCTCTTAACGAGAGTGCAACTGCAGGTGCTACACAGGCTGGTAACATCGCAACACTTAACAAAGTGATCCTACCAGTTATCCGTCGTGTAATGCCAACAGTTATCGCAAACGAAATCATCGGCGTACAGCCAATGACTGGACCAGTAGGTCAGATCCACACATTACGTGTAAGATACGCAGAATCAAAAGCTGGCGTAACTGCAGGTGATGAGGCTCTATCACCATTCGAAATTGCAAACGCTTACTCAGGTGACGCATCAGCGGCACCGGCGGCAACTGCATCACTAGAAGGTGAGCCAGGATCAAAAATGTCAATCCAAGTTCTAAAGCAAACTGTAGAAGCTAAAACAAGAAAGCTATCTGCACGTTGGACTTTTGAGGCGGCACAAGATGCTAACTCAATGCACGGTCTAGATATTGAAGCTGAAATCATGGCGGCTCTAGCAATGGAAATCACTGCTGAAATCGACCAAGAAATCTTAGGCTCACTATCTGCTCTAGCAACAACTGGTGGCACATATGACATGTCAGGTTCTTTCACAGGTACACCAACATTTATCGGTGACAGACATGCCGTTCTTGCGACACTAATTAATCAACAAGCAAACCTAATCGCTCAACGTACTCGTAGAGGCGCGGCGAACTGGGCAGTGCTTTCACCATCAGCTTTAACAGTTCTACAATCTGCTACAACATCAGCATTTGCTAGAACAACTGAAGGTACTTTTGAAGCACCAACAAATACTAAATTCGTAGGTACTCTAAACGGTACAATGAGAGTATATGTAAACACATATGCATCTAACGATGACGTACTACTTGGTTACAAAGGTGCTGGCGAAATCGATGCGGCGGCTTTCTATTGTCCGTACGTTCCGCTAATGTCTTCAGGCGTTGTAGTTGATCCGGCTTCTTTTGAGCCAGTAGTATCATTCATGACTCGTTATGGTTATGTTGAACTAACAAACACTGCATCATCTCTAGGTAATGCGGCTGACTACGTATCTAAAATCGCAGTTAGCAATCTAGCTTTCGTATAATATTATATTATACTGCTAATACAGAAAACCCGGGAGCAATCCCGGGTTTTTTTGTTTCTACTTTCCTAACAAAACTGATAAATACATTTATAAATCAATTCTTTTGAGAGAGATAGTAAATGGCTGAGCAAATTAAATTTGGTGACAGATTATTCTTAAAAGGCGAAAAAGTTTTTTTAGATAGTGGTCCAACTAATAATGCTATTCTAGAGACCAGAAGTGGTACAGTAGAAATAGCAGGTAATCTTGTAGTTCAAGGTTCTACTACAACTGTAAATTCAGAAACAGTAAGTGTTGCTGACCCATTCATGTTATTGAATGGAGACCACACTGGTGCGGCATCAGAAGATGTCGGAATAGAAATTAATAGAGGAACTGACCCAAATGTCAAATTTGGTTGGAATGAAACAACAGGAACATTTTCAACTTTCTCAAATAGTTTAGAAACAGGTTCAATATCAGCTACAAATGTAGTAGCATCAGCAGGTATTGTTGGTGATATTAATTCAGAAAATGCAATAAAAATTATTGATGTAACAGGTGATGGTACAGTTGATATAAATGCAGGTAATATAGATGGTACTGTAATAGGTGCAACTACACCAGCACAAGCAACTTTCACTACACTTACTTGGTCTACAACAACTAATACTACAGATGATTTATCTGAAGGAACAACAAATCAATACTATACAGATGCAAGAGCAAGAGCGGCAATAAGTGTTGAGGCCGCTAGTGAACTTTCTTATGATCCTGCAACTGGTGAAATATCTTTTTCAGGTAATTATTATTCAGATGCAGATGCAAGACAGGCAATATCTGTAATAGGCAATGAAATAGGTTATGACAATACAACAGGTGTTATAAGCTATGATGCTCCAACAGATTTTGGTTCAATAACAGATACAAATGTTATTTCAGGATCTACAGGAGGAACTACAGGTTCAAGTTTACCAACAGACGTAAGTTCATTTATAAATGATGCAGGTTATTTAACAGAAATAGTAACAGATACAACACCAAGATTAGGTGGACATTTAGATACAGACAGTTATCAATTATTCTCAAATAAGAGTGTAGATAGTCTTCTTCATTTAGATTATGGTCTAGCATCAGACAGTACAAAAGGTGTTGCTATAGCTGGAGGCTCAGCAATAAACTTATTCTTAGATAAAAATAATATACATACATCATATTTAAGTTTACATGTAAATAAAGATCCTTTAACAGATACAGTTAACAAAGCAAACTCAATATTTTCTATTGGTGAAAGTGGTAATGTTACTATAACAGGTGAAATACTAGGTGCTACAACTGATAATCTACAAGAAGGTACAACAAATGTATATTATACAGATGCAAGAGCAAAAAATGTCTTAACAAATATGACAACTGGATTATTCCCATCACAGGATAATACATACGATATAGGTTCAAATGCATTTCAATGGAGAACAATATATGGTCATACAGTAGAGGCAACATATGCTGACTTGGCTGAAAGATATGAGGCAGATGCTGAATATGAACCAGGAACTGTAGTAGTATTTGATGGAGATAAAGAAATAACAACAACCGACGTAGAAGCAGATTATAAAGTAGCAGGTGTTATTTCTACAGATCCAGGATTAAAAATGAATTCAAACGCAGGTGAAGATAGTACACATCCTTACGTTGCGTTAAAAGGAAGAGTTCCTTGTAAGATTATAGGACCAGTTAAAAAAGGTGATTTAATCGTCACATCTAAAACACCAGGATATGGTAAATCAGTAGGTGGGGCAGACATGGGACGTTCAGTTTTTGCAAAATCTTTAGTAAATAACGATGATTCTGGTGAAAAAGTCATCGAAGTTGCAATTATATAAAAATAATTCATAAACACTAAAAATCATAAATTCAAGATAAATAATGATAGATTATACAGAGCGTGTCTTTGTATTGTCTATTATTAAATCGATTTTTTATAGACGGGAGAAATAATATGGCGGCATATGCAATTCAGTTCCGTCGTGGTACAACGGCTCAACATTCATCTTTTACAGGATTGTTAGGTGAAGTGACAGTCGATACAGACAAGAACACACTTGTCGTTCACGATGGTTCTACAACAGGCGGCTACCCACTAGCACGTGAAGGTGCGGCGGCATCGATGACAACAGGTACGTTTTCATCTAATGTCTCAGTAGGTGGCACACTATCAGTTACAAATACGGCAACGTTCTCTGGTGGTGCAGATATGACGGGTAACCTAGACATGACAGGTCACATCCTACCATCTGCCAATGTTACATATGACTTGGGCTCATCCACACTAATGTGGCGTGATATCTACGTAGGTCCTGGATCTTTATACGTTAACGGTAAAAAAGTTATCGAAGATGATTCTGGAACTATTTCGATTTCAACCTCAGAAGACCAAGCACTTAAGGTAGCAACATCAGGAACAGGTACATTACAACTAGAATCAGCTAATGGTATTCAATTCACAGGTGAATTGAAAACTGCATCAGGCGACATTCAAGTTGGAGACCACATTGACATGAATGCTAACTTAATTCGTGAAGTGGCAACTCCATTAGTAGGTACGGACGCGGCAAACAAATCATACGTAGACGGTGCGATTTCATCAGGAGTAGGTGCAGGTACAAATGCGATATCTGGTACAACTGGTGCATTTTCATCAGACGTAACGATTTCAGGTGACTTGACAGTTTCAGGTACAACTACAACAATCAACACATCAGAAATTAATTTAGCTGATAACATCTTACTTTTAAATTCAGACGCAACTGGTAATGCAACTGCATCAGGTGGTATTGAAATTGAAAGAGGTGATGATTTAAACGTTCAGTTTTTATGGGACGAAACAAATGACAGATGGACAGTAGGTGCAGAAGACCTATACTCATCTGGTGCATTCGTTGGTAACTTAACTGGTAACGTTGTTGGTGATGTAACAGGTAACTTAACAGGTCAAGCATCAGACATTTCAAATCACACAACAAATGCTCTTACAGAGGGCACAAACAACCTATACTATACAGATGCACGTGTAAGAAACGCAATCTCTGTAACAGGTGACTTAACTTATAACTCAACAACAGGTGTTATTTCAACACAAGGTCTAGCATCATCAGATACAGATGACCTTTCAGAAGGTTCAAGTAACCTTTACTATACAACTGCACGTTGGGACGCTAAGATGGCATCCGCAGATACAGATGATTTATCTGAAGGTTCAACAAATCTTTATTACACAACTGCACGTTGGGATACAAAAATGGCGGCGGCTTCAACTGATGATTTATCAGAAGGCGCATCTAATCAGTATCATACAACTGCACGTGCAAGAGCGGCGGTTTCTGCAAGTGGTGACTTATCATACAATGCAACAACTGGTGTTATGTCTTTCACAACACCAACAACTATTGCATCGATAGCCAACCATACATCAGATGATTTAGCAGAAGGTTCGT